AAGATAGCACAGGAGTAGAAAACATAAACCAAAGATTACTCGCATAATCATACAGTCTTTGTGCGTGTGCTTCATCGTCAGCAAAAGCCATAGCAGCTCTTGCAAATCCTTCTTGGGGTGATTTTTCGTCACCCACAAGATATCTATCTTCCAAAGTTTTAAAACTAAACTCTGTTAATAGTTCATCTTTACTATAGTCAATTTTTATCATTTAAGATTTCCTCTAATGTATTATTAATAATCTTTCGGTTGTGTTCTCCTATAGCGTCATCACAATATGCTAGTAAATCCATTAGTTCTACATTTGTCAGAAGTTGTTCTGCATTTTCGTTGACTGATTGGATATACTTATATTTTCCATCTAATGGACACGCGTCATAAATATCAAAAACTGAACCGTATTGGTTTAAAAGTTGTACTGCACGCTTTGGACCAACTCCAGGTACTCCTGGTACATTGTCTCCTTTATCGCCAGTAAGACACTTGAAACTGATATAATCTTCAATTTCAAAGTCATAGTGTTCGTCCCAGTTATGCACTGTAGTTTCTTTACGAGTTACAGTACTAAATCTAGAAACTTTATCGTTTATAAGTAAATCCCAGTCTTTATCTGAAGATATTAACCAACATTCATCATAATCGATTTCTTTTGTTATATAGGCAGCAATATCATCTGCTTCAACACCTTTGAAGTGAAAAACAGGATACTTTTCTCTAATTAAAGTTAAAGTGTCATTAAATTCTGCCATAAACATTTCAAATTCTTTTTCTTCTTGTTCTGTTTGGTTAGCAAATCGTTCTTTTCTATTTGCTTTATATTCAGGAAATATCTCTTTTCTATAAGAGCTACCACCATCAGCACATACTATAATAGTACCTGCTTTATAGGACTTTGCTAGACTTTCTATTGTTCTTATGTAGTCATACTTAAAATCTGTAATATTTTGATGTTTCCATCGGAAAGCTACATTAAGACCATCAACTATCAGCAAGTTCCCAGTCGGAGCTGGGCTCCCAAGGTTTGCAATCGTAGTCGCCATTTGTAAATATTATCTCCTCTTTTTCGAGCCAGTGTTCTGCGATTATTATATATGCACCTAGCCACGCAATATGCATATAACGCAATGTATTTTTTGGTTTTCGAACTGTTACTGCAAAAAACTTTCCGTAGTTTTCTCTAAATATTAGCAACGGTTCTTGTTTCATTTCTTGTGATTGTTTGCATAGTTTACTCCACCACTTATAAAGATTATTTGTCTTTGAAGTATATATTTTAGAATTAAATCCGCTATCCTTGTAGAATTTAACTTCTATACAAAATAAATTATGTTTACCAGGCACTCTTATATCGCCTTTAACTTTACCACTACCTGATCCTGGTGTTTGTTCCCACTTTTCTTCGGTCATTCGACCAAGTAGAGATATAACTTGTTGTTCACCTCTGTTTCCTTTTTGTCTTGAATTAACCAAAAGCATTTCCTATTAGATAAAATGCCATAAGCATACTTCCAAATACAAATAACTGAACGAAAGCCATAAAGGCTACGAAGGGTAATTGTATCTTCGCCCACCAGTCAAGTTCTTTTTCTTGCCACTCTTTCCATTGTTCAGGAGTAGCGTCTACTGTTTTATTCAATTGTATCTCCAGTTGTTGTGGGTATCTTTGTTGTTTGTTTGAGATATCCCTTTTCCAAGGGTCAGTCATAGTATCTTCCAATAAAAACAAATAATGTTGGAATAGCTACCCACGCAATGACTGTAAAAATCCACCATTCTATATGTATCACTTACTATACTCCATGTTTACTTTACTGTGATGTTCTTCATCTGCTCTTACTTTTTTAATTAAATCAGATAATTTTGCATCACTTCTCATATTATAATATTCTATTGCTAGTTTAGGAGCAGGTATGTTTTTCACATAACCACTTTCAACAAGTGTTAAATATTCTGTGTAACTTTTAACAGCTTCCTCTTCAAAATATGCAATCATTCTGTGAGCAGTTTTATAGTCTATAATATATATTATAAAATAAAACCACCAAAAAATAAATTGTGCAAATAATACTAATATTCTTTCAAACCAATTTGGTTGTGCTATTTCAATAAAGAACATTAAGTGCATTCTTTCGTTTTCTGCTTCCTCTAGCATTTCTCGTATTTGTGGTCCCCACCCTGTTTTCATTTTTCGTAGGCTTTTTAGGTGTAACCACATACCTGCAACCATGCCTGGAACACCTGCAATAGTTTCTAATACTACTGCTCGGTGTCCATATCGTCTAGCGAAAAAAGTATCTGCTATAAAACGAAAGAACTTTGTCATTGATTTTGCAAATGTATCTCTCATTTCATTGTTTCTTCTACAAACTTCCCTAGAGTTTCAATCTCTTGTTCTGACAGCATACCTGCCTGAGCCCACATAGTTGAACTCATATTTCCTACTTCGCCCCTATTTTTGTATGTTGTTAGTCTATCAATAATATACTCTGCATCTTGACCTGCTAACATAGGGAACATTCCCATACCTTGACCTTGTTGACCATGACATGCTGCACAGCCTGCCCATAAACCTCTTATTGACGAGAATGGGTCTCCCGCTGCAGCTTCCGCTTGTTTCGCCATTTGTTCAGCCAACGTACCATGTATACGAATATATTCTTCATAGCACTCTCCTGTGCAAGCATGAGCCCTAGAATACCCTTTATATTCTAGGTTTTGATATGTGTATGTCATAAGCGAAAGCATAGCTATCACTATCATTATTACATAATATTTCATGCTTCTTTATCTATATCCCACTTAACTATATTTCTTCCTTTAAGTGATGGTCTATTTTGCCAAAACTTCCAAGATTCTTGTTCTTTTCGCCATGCAAAGTGCCAAGGTGCATTATCTCTTTCTGCATCTAAAAACACTGCATTGGTAACTGCTACAGGAATAATAACCCCTGCATGAATAAATATACTTGTTACTGTATTATATCCTAACCAACCCATCCAATAGGTTGCTACAAAACCAAAGTACAGACTCCACATTGTAAATAACACTAATGTAAAATAAGTCTGTAAACTTGGGTCAGGAATATATTTCAGTGGATTATAACGATTATCCATAACAACTCTCCACGAGTCGACTATGAATAAAATTATTCTTCTGTGTAATGCTGGTCTATTCATTTAAATAACTCATTTCTCCTTCTTTTACTACCTCTATCTTTTCTAGTAGAGGGTGTGTCCAACCATGAGATACTATGTAAGTATTAAGATTGTCTTCTTTTAATAGTATCTCTACCAATCTCTCTTTACCAAGTTCATCAAGAACATTGGTAACTTCGTCTAAAAATAAAATATTGATTTGAGATTTGGATATACTACTCATTAACTTACGAATTGCAAGTAATGTTGCAGTATTAACTCTAGCTAACTCACCAGCACTTAATGCTAGTATATCAACTGACTTGCCATTGTCTTCAATAACAACATTTAATTTATCGTTAAGAACTACAAACTCTAAACTAAATCTACCATCACTAAGTTCTGCTAGATATTCATTTGTTAATTCTTCTAAATCTTTAACAAGATTTTCTATTTTATATGCAAGTAGTCCATTTGTACTAAATGCTTTTTTGAGGATTTCTAAAGAAGCAAACTTATCTTCTATTTTTAATAGTTCTTCTGTTAGTCCTCTAAGTTCATTTTGAAACTCTTCTATTTGTTCTTCTATAATACTTATACGGGTATTATGTCTTTCTACATTATTATTATGTTCTATTGCGTCTTTTAGTTTGCGGTCATGCTCTTCTTTTTCTAACGCAAGTTCTCCTATTTGTTTGCGAATGTTCTCTCCATCAGGAACTTGAGAAGGTAAACTTTGGTCTATTGATTTGTAGGTTTCTTCCCATCTTCTAATATTTCTTTTCGCTTCTTCGTGAAGAGCGTTGCTCTCCTCCGCCTTTGATAGTTTAGCCTTTTCTTTCTTCGCAAATTTCTCACAAGCCTGCAACCTCTCTTGATGTTCTTTTATGCTTGACCGCACAAAACTTTCCTCTATATGCTGTGAGCATGTAGGACATTCCATATTTTCACTAAGAAGCAGTTCTTCGTACTTATCAATCATACTTTGTTCGTACATTTTTTCTGCTTTCCAGCTCCCCAAACCAGTCAAATAATTACTTGTATCTATACTTGTTGGATACTTGTCTAATTGACTTCTCGCAACAGGTAAATCTATGGATTGTAATTCTTCTTTTAAATAATTATTTTTGTTAATTTTTTTGATATTTTCGGAGATATTTTCAAATTCTAACTGTAGAGAACTTAAAAGTTTTGCGTTTTCTTCCGAATATTTTGGTAAATTTACTTTTGAAAGTAGTGATGTATCTTCGAGAATATTGTCTGCTAACCATTTATCAATAGTTGCAATTTTTCCATCTACTCTTGAAATATCTGAGCCAATCTGTCTTGATAGCTCACGAAATAGTTCAAAGTAAGATACATACTTATCTAACTGCAACAAATCAATCAAAAACTTTTTACGATTTGTGTCAGTAGCTGTAAGGAATTGTAAACTTGCGTTAGTGTTTTGGTATACAATCTGACTAAATGTTTTAAAATCAATTCCTAATATTTCTTCAACTGTTTTGTAGGTATTTGTAGCTGTATGACTTGAAATATCCTCACCATTTTTAAATAATTTTACTTTGATGTTTGCACGGCGAGATACATCAATATGATACTTGTCATCGTTTGCTGTAAAGTCAAGACCTATGTCATAACCATTATTTACTTGTCTATTTGCTATTTCAGCTTTTTTGATGCCTTTGGAGTTTTTATTAAAAAGAACTTCCTCTAAAATGAGAGGTATAGAGGACTTACCAGCTCCATTTGTACCAATTAACTGTGTAAGCGTGTTCTTTTGCAAATCTATGACATTATCACTGCCATATGAAAAACAATTATTCCATGTCAATCGCTCTAGCGTTATCACTAAATACTCCTATAATTTTTTTAACTTTTGTTTCTTCTAATTCTAATATGTATGACAAATATTCTGCTAATTCTTCTTCTATTGTCATCTCTTTGTCCAATATGAGAGTGGCTTCTGTCTTTCTTTTAATTACTTTTTTGTCCAGTAGGTCAGAATTTTTGACCCCGCTCAAGTCTGATACATCACCCTCTACTTCATATATAGTGTGGTGCCACTCTGTTTGTACCATTTCTTCTGTACTTGTGACTGTTTTTCTAATTAATTGAGGTAAATTAAATTCATGCCATGTCCATGTCCAGTCTGCATTATCTTCTATAAGTATATACCCTGTTTTTACCTCGTTTCTATGAAAACTTGTAGTCATAGGACTACCAGGATATACTATGTTTCTTTGAGTATTCTCGTGAGCATGTAAGTCTCCAGCAAATACTATTTTGAATTTATCAAATCGTTCTAAATCTACTTCAGGTGTTACATGAGGAGGTATTTCTCCTCTAACATGAGTAAATAAATAATCTGTATCTATATCTTCTATACTATTTTTCTTATGCAAATCTGCATAAGGTAAAATACTATAATTATGATGATATTCTGTAGTTTCATCTACTACTTTTACATGAGGATTTAACTCCTCAGTTACTCTTTTTAAATTTGTAAAAAATGTTTGATTTTTTCTAGTAGCTTCGTGATTACCATCAAAAATAATTGTCTTACACTTAACCTTTTTTACAAAGTCAAAGTAGAGAGTTAGTTCGTCCATTGAAGGGACTCGGTCAAACAAGTCCCCTCCAATGATATGTAGGCTAACATCGTTTTCTAATACGATATTTTCTAGTTGCTCAAAAAATAATTTATATCTTGTACATGCCCAAGGCACAGGTACATTCTTCTGTCCTAGTTTAATGTGCCAATCGGCAGTAAATAAAATCATTATAGTAACTCTTCTCCTGGGTTCCACTCGCAGCCTGTACGACCACCAGCTTTCAATGCTTGTAAAGTCCTAAGAACTTCTTTTGCATTTCTTCCTGTATCAAGTTCATTGACTGATACATATTGTATTATACCTTCTGGGTCAAGAATATAAGTTGCTCGATAACAGACTCCTTCATCTTCTTTTACTATTCCTAGTTCAGAAGCTAGTTTAAGTCCACAATCTGCTAATAATGGGTGGCCAACTGAATACATTTCACTGTGTTCATCTTCGGTTCTCCATGCCCACTTACAATATTCATTATCTCCACTTATACCAAATACTTCATCTGTTTCTTCGCGTAGAATATCCATGCCCACGATTTCCGTAGGACAAATGAATGTAAAATCTTTGGGGTAAAAGTAGATTACCGACCAATCTTGTAGCTGCCAACTTTTGACTGAAACGAAGTCGTGGTCTGGGCCTTCTGCTCCGTTAGGAGCATAGCCACTTACACCGTTTAGTTCAAACTCTGGGAATTTTTCCCCTATACCAATCATGATTTAAGGTCAAATTCTTCGTTAATTTCTTCATCTGCATCAGAATTTTCAGAACCACTTCTGATTCTGTCTAGTAATTCTTTTTGTGCATCTGGAGTTGGTCTAGCAAGAACTTCGTCCATAGACTTGAGGTCTTTGATTAGTTCGAGTTCTGATTCATCTAAAGCTCTAGGTTTACATTTTAAGGCTTGTAGTTGATACTCAACATTATAAGCCATTGGCCCTGTCTTTACTCTTTTAAAGCAAAGGTCCCAACCTGATTCTACATCTGCTGGGTCACCTAGGTCTTCAGCTGCGACCAAGATTTGCTCAAGTAATTTCTTCTTGAGGTTTAATACTTTAACTTTGCCATCATGTATACATTGTATAGCATATGACCATGTACATTTCATGTCTGGGTAGTATTCTCTTACCCAGTCTTTTTCAATGTTAGTAAATGCTTCTTTCTGTCTATCAAATGATAAACATTCAAAAGGAACATTCTTATCGTTTTCGCCTTTTAGCCAATAGACATATCTTGCGCATACATCTCCGACCATTCTGACTTTATTATCTCCGTCTACATAAGTGTAGCTTTCGATTTTCCCTTTTTGGGCTTCACCTTTTAATTTATTAAATGTTAGTGCCATTTTATTTCTCCTGTTGTGATTTCTTCAAATAAAAAATGTATTCTGTCATTCTCTACTCGTAGTAATCTATTTCTTTTTAAAATTTCCTGCCCACCAGTATAGTGTAGCAAGTCTAATGTAGTATCTTTTTTACTTTGATAATCAAAATAATTACGCAATGAAGCGATACCAGCATACTGCGCAATCTCAACATCTGAATATCTATTTCTTTGAATAAATAAAGGCTTAGGATTGACTAGAAAGCTATCTCCATGAAAACTTTTAGTCCAATACTTAAACCGTCTATCCTTTCTATTTATTGGGGGTTCTTTCCTATAAGTTAAAATATATAGGACTGCTATAATGTCACCAACTTTTCCGTTAGTTTCATTCCTTATCTTTTTCCAATCATAGAATATCATTATATCAAAAAATTGAGCATCTGTCAAGAAGTATTTTTCGAATGTTAAATAGTCTCAACTTCATAGCCTTGTTTCATGTAGTAACCCATTCTCGCATTTGCCTGTCGTCTTGCAGTTTTACCCTCTAAGTGAATATCAACGATTATCGGTTGAGGTTTGTCCTCATATATTCTTATTATACGACCAATAAGCTGTGTAAGAAGGGGCTCATTATTTACTGGAGTAGCTAGAACTAAACAACTCAAACAGTCTAAAGATAAACCCTCGGAAAAAATACTTTGAGTTCCAAAAAGTATATCTTTGTCATTGAATATTTGTTTAATCATAGCAGGTCTTTGTTCGTGTGGTATCTCTCCAGTAACACATATAGAGTTATCTCCAACAAGTCTATGACATTGTTTTAGAAAATCTACTCTATCAGATACCACTAATACTTTGTGTCCTAATGCAGCATAGCGTGCAGATAGAACAGCTATCATATTTTGGTACTCCCAGTTGTATGCAATAGCGTTAATTCTAGAAGCCCAGGGAGTGTTAGCCCCATCAGGAAATCGTATTCCTGATTTTAGAATATTTATCATTGGAACGAGGTAATTCTCTTTTGGTGGTTTATAAACATTTGTATTGAAATAATCTCGAAATATTACATGCCTACCATCTTTTCTCTCCATTGTGCCTGTAAGGCCTATTTTATACCTTGCTTTACTTGCATCTACAATCCTAGTAAATGTAGGACTGGACACATGGTGCATTTCATCGAGAATAAGTGTACCAAAAACATTTTCTATATCTTTCATTCTACGATATAGAGTTTGAACATTTCCGATGACAATTGGTGCGTCTATTTCATATCTTCCACTACCTATGATACCAGGCGTAATTCCGAAGACTTTTTGTACTTCTTTTTCCCACTGCGACCGTAACGATATTGTATGTGTTACTATCAATGTTTTCTGTTGAAGTTTATTTGCGATAGCTAACGCAGTAAATGTCTTTCCCCAACTGACCCAAGCATTAATTATACAACTATCACTAACATCATCATATACCGACTGTTGTGATGGTCGTAAAGTAAACTTAAAATCAAAAGGTTCTATTGATGATAACTTTCGTTTATCAACTATTTCGTAGTCTTCTGGTATTAAATCCGTTCTTCCGCTAGGTAGGGTAACTAAACCCTTTCTAACTATGCCCATATTCTTTATGATGAAAGGCGGGTCTAATGGATTTCTTGGTGGTATAGAATAAGTTAGTTCTTCATCAAGTTTAGATTGCATACTAGCACTTACTTCCATGAAAATTCTATTACTTAAGACAGCTTTCATTTAATCCACTTTAATCCGTGTAAATCTTTTATGTCGCTCCAAATAAACCATGCATAGTCTATTGAGTCTGTTCCTTTTCCTGTAAAGGAAGGTCTTTTACTTAATATTACTAGACCGTCTGGCGGATACATCTGCCAAAAATCATATCTAGCTTGTGCGCCAAGAAAATTAATTCTCAATAACATTATAACTGTTGGTGCCATTGTCATTGAGTGTTCTATAAATTCTTGTGCTAAACTAAACGGAGGATTAGTAATAACTAAATCATACTCTCCTTCATGTTTAAAAAAGTCTTTGTCCTTTTGTATTTCACACCAGTCTGTTTCTATTCCTTTATTTTCTAAGAAATTTACTATTCTACCATCTCCAGAACCTGGTTCAAGAGCAGAGTTAAACTGACTCCAATCAACTGGTAATTTTTCATAACACCATTCTGGTGTAGGGTAATAATCAAATTTATTTCTACTCATATTTTTCTCCATGTGTCTTTCTTTTTCTTACTAGAAAATTCATAAATAAAAGAAGGTCTTTTATTAATGTAAGCAACTCCGACATATGCAGAGTTATTGGGTCTTACTTCTTCAAAAGGAAAAGGAATATCCTCTACCCAAATCAAAGTAATAATGTCTTTCTTCTCTACTTTGGATACTTTTTTATATTTTATATCCATTTTTGTTGTTTTTATATATCTAAAGAACTTCCCTCTAGTATCAATAAAAAACTTACCGCCATGTTTATTTAAACTCCGAAAGTCTTTTATCATATATCGTAGTGGGTATAGTGATTTATGAGGGCTTTGTAGTCTTCGTATTCCAAGACTTTTACCTTTCATATTTTTATCATCTACTATCTGCGTGTCGCAATATAGTAAACCATCTTTGATTTCTACTTCATCAGAATGAAGTACATAAACTGGGAATATAATGTCCTCTAACTTCATACAAGTTCACAATCAGGACAATCCTCTGGTGCAACACAATGACCGTGAAAAGTTCTTTCACAATCTTCAAACGGTTGCATAGTTGAACAACTAGCTAATATAATTACTATTAGTAGCAGTAGTTTCATATTTTTCCTTAAACTTACCAAAAGAGTAATCTTCGCCTATATCAAAGTCACACCCAATCGGGCAACCTGATATAGAAAGTCCTCTATCTCTTTGAACATTTCTTTTTAATATTTCACAGTATTCATCAACATATGATTCATCTACTTCTGCAAGAATAGAGTCATGAACAAGAGCAAATATTTTAGCTTTAGAACTATCTACTTCTTTATTTGCGTCTATAGCTCCCAGTAAGTTTACATCTGAAGCTACAGATTGTACTAAAGAGTTGATTCCTGAACGAACTTCATGCGCAGCAATGGCTCGGTCAGTTGACTTAACGTTTGTTAGTCGTCTTTTTCTACCAAAGAAAGAGTAAATGTATGCTTGTTTCTCAATGAGTTTTTTGCAATCATCTAACCACTTCTTTAATTTATGAAACTGTCTAAAATAATCTTCGATTACTTCTTTAGCTTCGCTTGTGCTAAAATATTTGCCACTATCTTTTGTTACTTGTTCGCTTATTTTCTTAGGGCCAGCTCCATACATTATTCCGAATGTTACAGCTTTTGCCATTTGTCTTTCTGTAGAGTAATACTTTGCTACATCATCTACTTCACACGGTAGATTAAATACTAGCTTAGCAATATTACTGTGGAAGTTACCTCCATCTTTGAATACTTGTTGAAGTGCTGTATCCTCAGCAAGCACCGCAGCACAATACACTTCTGCTGTTGTTAAGTCCATAGCAACTATTTTCTTGCCTTCTTTGGCACGAATACACCCTTTAACAATAGGATTGTCACGAGGTATCTGTTGCATATTCATTTTACCACTAGAGGAAAGTCTACCTGATGTAGTACCATGTAGATTGAAACCAGTACGGAGTCTTTCATCACGATCAAGTGCAGGTAATATCTTATCTAAATAAGTATTTTTAATTTTTACTTTCTGTCGTATGTCTAAAATGAGTTGGGGAACAGCATGTTCTTCTGCTAACTTACCTAACACTTCTGCATCAGTTGAGTCTGCACCTGTTCCTGTTTTCTTACCTGTTGGTTTTAATCCAATAAAATCAAAAAGTAAGCTACGAAGTTGTACTGTGCTATTCGGATTAAAGTCTTTACCTTGTTGTTTTTCAAACATTTCTACTTCTTTATAGTTATAGAGGTCTGCTACTGCTTTATCTATTTCTTCCTGCATCAGCACCGTTGATTTCATTAGTCTGTCCTTATCAAAAGGTACACCATTACTCTCTACATCAAGAAGAAACTCAGTCGCAGGAAGTAGTATGTTATAATATACATTTCCTAACTTTTTGTTTTTCTGCATATAAGGTAAAAACTCTTGATATATTAAGAAAGTACAAACTGCATCATAAGCAGCGTAGTCTTTCATTATATCAAAAGGAATCATATCCCATGAGAAATCATCTTTTAGTAAACCATTACGCTTACGAAAATCCTCAATCCAATCATACATTGGTTTTTCATAATCTCCAAAAGGAGTGAACTTTAAGGCTAATTGTTTTAAACCATGAGTTCCTGGCTGTTCGTTTAATGTGTAATGCATTAACATAGTGTCTTCAAATCTTGGAAAGTTAAATCCAAAATGAAACTTGAAGAAAGCAATATCAAACTTA